GGATTGAGTTCGCCGATTACACGTTGGCGGCTTATGCGGGCGAGATAGAGGAACTTTTCAACCGTTTGTTGCCGAGGGGCCGCACGGCCGCGTTCGACTGGGACAGCAGCCGGCGCGCCGACATGGCCGACCGGTTCAACGCCTACAAGACGGCGATAGAGGCCGGGTGGATGGACGTGAACGAGGTGCGCGCAAGGGAGGCGTTGCCGCCTCTCATCGCGGCACCGCAACCGGAACCACAGGAGCAGCCACAAGGACAGGAGACGCAGGATGAAGCATGAAATCGGGTTTAAGGGCGTGTGCCTACGCGCGGCCGAAGAGGGCGACGGGCGCACGTTGGAGGGTGTGGCCGTGCCCTACGGCAGCGTCATCAGCACATGGGACGGTGCCGAGACGTTCGACGCCGATTGTGTTTTCGATGATACGGACACGGCGAAGCTCTGCTATCAGCATGGGGAGCTTATCGGCCGCATCACCGGCGCGCAGCCCCAAGAGGACGGCTTGCATATCACGGCGCATATCAGCGACACGCAGCGCGGCCGGGACGTGGTGGCCCTGTTGCGCGACGGCGCGCTGGACTCGCTCAGCGTCGGCTTCATGCCGATTGAGGACGAAACCGACAAGCAGGGCGTCACCCACCGCAAGCGCGTGCGCCTCCTGGAAGTGTCGGTGGTGTCATGGCCCGCCTACGAGGCCGCGAAGATCACTTCGCAGCGCAGCAGCGAAAACATTCGGGAAACCGGAAACAACAGGAAAGGAAACAAAATGGACCTTGCGGAAATCAACGACAAGCTGAACGGCATCATGGACGAACAGCGCAGCATGAAAGCCGCCATTGCCAGGAACACCGACAGTGAGCCGGCCAAGGTCATGGGTGCTGAGTATCGCACGGCCGGCGACTATCTTCAGGCGCTCTACCGTGGCGACGAAGCGGCAGTGCAGCTCATGCACGAGTGCCGTGACCTCATCGCCACCGGCGACACTGGCAACAAGGTGGCATGGATTAGGGATGATTTGCGACTGATCGAGCAGCGCCGCAAGGTGACCAATATCCTCTCCCATGACACGCTGCCGGACAAGGGCATGACGATGGAATACAACGTGGTGGCGTCCGACACCGCCACGGTGGACAAGCAGGAGAACGAGGGCGGCGCGTTGCAGTTCGGCAAGGTCACGTTCGGCACCAAGAGCGCAAACATTGAGACTTATGGCGGCTATACCACGCTTTCGCGCCAGACCATCGAACGCAGCACCACGCCCATGCTCAACACCGCTCTTGCCGCGTTGCGCAACGCCTACGCCAAGGCCACCGAAAACAAGGTGCGCAACTTCCTTTTTGACACCATCGCAGCGCAGCGCGACGCCGAGACGGGCGCGAACAAGATCGACGCGCCCGCGACGCTGGCGGCAATGACCATCGACCAGTGGGCCATGCTGATCATGGACGCGGCGGAACTTGCCGACGACCGCAACGTGAGCCTGACCCGTCTCGGGGTCTCCAAGGACGTTATGGCGGCGCTTATCAAGCTCAAGGACACCGGCAGCCGCTTCTTCGATTTGAGCGGTGACGGCTCCGACACGTTGGGTGACTTCGACCTCACCGGCATCGCGGGGAAGTTCCTACGAGTCCCGGTGCAGATGCTGTCCAAGGCCCCGGCCGGCACCGCGTGCTTCATCGACCCCGAGGCCGTGACCGTTTGGGAGTCGGGCGGCCCCACCCAGCTCAGCGACGGCGACCCGACCAAGCTCACCGAGAACTACAGCGTCTACGGCTATATGGCCGTGGCGGCGACCAAGCCGCTCGGGCTTATTCCTGTGAAGTTCGCGGCAACGGCCAAGTCTGGCGAGTGACATGGCCGACGACTGGACGAACTATGAGGCGGCGGTGAGGGACGAAATCAACGTTCCCACCGGCGACGACGACCGGGTGCGCCGCGTCATCCAAGCGGCCATCGGCTATGTTCGCGGCGCGCTCGGCGATAGGAACGTGGAGCAGGAAGTCATGGCGGACTGCGTTACCTCTTGCGCCGCCGACCTCTACAACAGCCGGGACGCCAGACTGGGCGTCATGAGCGTGGGCGACGGCACGTTGGAACCGTTCAGGGTCAGCAGCGACCCGTTGCGCTCGGTGTGGCCGAAACTCAACGCGGCCGGCATCCTGACCGGGAGCGTGGTGATCGCATGAGCAGCCAAGTAACACGAGAGCGCGAAGCCCTTATGGACATGCTGACGGACGCCATGGGCAACCTCGCCTGCGTCGTCACCATCGACGCGCAGGACGCCCGCCCGTTGCCAGGCAGAATAGCGGTGCTGATAGACCCGCCGGAACTCACGTTCGAGGGCTGGCATATGCAGACCATCACTTGGACGGTGAATCTCATAGCCGGCACCATGGCCACGCAGGCGGCCGCCTTGGACCTGTTGACTGACGGCGTGCAACGCTTGCACGACCGCCAGGTGAACTTGCGGGACGCGAAACCAAGCACGTTCAACCTGACCGGAGTGGGCAGCCTGGCCGCCTACACCATAACCCTCAACCCGTTGGATTAGAAAGGACACAATCATGACTGGAAAGATCCGCACGCTCGGCCCCGGCATCTTCAAAATCACCGACACGGAAAATGGACGCGATTTCAGTGCCGACTTGACGAAAGCGCAGCTGAATCCGTCGAACAGCAGCGACGACCCGACCACCTACCTCGACGGGTCAGAGGAGACGAACACCACGACCACGTGGACGTTCGAGGGCACCGTTGGCGACGACTTCAGTGCGGACGGTCTGGCCGTCTGGCTCTTCGACCACAAGGGCGAGACGCTGCCGGCCCAGTTCGTCCCGAACACGAACGGCAAGATCCAGTGGACCTTCAACGTCACCATCGCGCCAATCGCCATCGGCGGCGACGTCAAATCGAAGAACACGAACGATCTGAGCTTCGCCGTCACGAACGTCGCCCACACGGCCTACTCGGGTAAGTGATGGCTGACAAGGCATTGATGGTCGTCGGCCAGAAACGCTTCGTGCAGACGATGCGCAAGGCCGGCGCGGACATGGACGACCTGAAGGAAGTGAACCGCGAGGCCGCGCAGATCGCACTGCCCGCCGTCCGCAACCTCGCACCACGAGGCAAGACCGGCCGGCTGGCCGGTAGCCTGCGTGTCGGAGCGACGAAACGCGCCGGCGTCATCCGCGCCGGCCGCAAGGCCGTGCCCTACGCGGGAGTCGTCAACTACGGGTGGCCGAAAAGGGGCATCAAACCCCGCCTGTTCGTCAACCAGGGCGTCGCCTCCACCGAGAGCCAATGGCAAAAGGTCTACAAGGACTTCATTGACAAGACATTGAAGCAAGTGAAAGGAAAATAACATGGCAAGCACACAGATCACCTACACCGACGGCAAGCATGAAATCGTCCCAATCACGATGCGCGCGACCTGCAAGGCCGAAGCGCACGCCATCGAGGCCGGATGGGGCACCATCACCGAATCGCCGGTTAGGACCGGCGCATACGCCACTTACGCCGCTCTCCGCATGGCCGGCCGCAACCTCCCGGACTTCGACCATTGGCTCGACACCGTGGCGTCCTTCGACATCGCCAAGTCCACCGAAAACAAGGATGCCGCGACTGAAAACCCTACGGATTAGCCGAGTGGCCGCAAGGCTCACTCGGATGGCTCTCTTTCCTTCTGGCCAGCCGCTTCGGCGGCACGCCATGGCAATGGCGCAACGAGGCCGATGAAGCCGATTGGGGCACCGGCATCGCCGCGCTTCTCAAGGAAACCGAAGACACACAAAAGGACTGACAATGGCACACAGCGCGATCATGAGCGTGCGCATCACCGGCAACGCCGATGATGCCGTCAAGGCGTTCGAGAAGACCACCACGAAGGCGGCCGCTTTCGGCAGCGCCATCGGCGGATTGGCCGTCAAGGGCGTGACCGCGCTGTGGGACACGGTCAAGGGCTTCGCCGGCGACGTAGTGAACATGTCGGACAGCACCGACAAGTTCATGAACACCATGAGCTTCGCCGGAATCGACACCGCCAACGTCGAAAAGGCAAGCAAGGCGGCGCGCGACTACGCGGACCGCACAGTGTATGACCTGTCAACCATCCAGAACACCACGGCGCAGCTCGCCGCGAACGGCATCAAGGACTACACCGGCCTTACAGAGGCCGCCGGCAACCTGAACGCCGTGGCCGGCGGCAACGCCGACAGTTTCAAAAGCGTGGCCATGGTCCTCACCCAGACCGCCGGCGCCGGAAAACTCACCACGGAGAACTGGAACCAGCTTGCCGACGCCATTCCGGGCGCGTCCGGCAAACTCCAGGAGGCGCTGCTGAAGAACGGCGCGTACACGGGCAACTTCCGCGACGCCATGGCGGACGGCCAGATCACCGCCGACGAGTTCAACCAGGCATTGATGGACCTCGGCATGACCGACGTGGCGAAACAGGCCGCGACCTCCACAAGCACCATCGAAGGCGCGATGGGAAACCTCGAAGCAGCCGTCACCGGCGGTCTGACCGACGCCTTCAACCTCTTCAAACCGGCCGTCACAGGCGGCATCAACGCGGCCGCGACGGCAGTCACAAACCTCGCGCAGACCGGCACGCAGGGATTGCAGACATTCTTCACACAGGTCAAGGACACCGGGGCGTTCACCTCATTGCAGACGGCCGCGCAATCCGTCGGCACCGGACTGCAATCGCTCTGGAACGGAATCATGAACGTCGTGAACGCCATGACCGGAGGACAACCGGCCGGCGTGGCCTTCGGCAACGTACTCAACACCGTCTCGACGGCAGCACAGACAGTCGGCGGATGGCTCAAGACCGCCGGCAACTGGATCAGTCAGAATCTAGATCTCGTGACACCGCTCGTCGCCGCGGTCGGCGGAGCCGTCGCAGTCGTCACCGCCGTTACCACGGCCATGCAGCTGGCCGCGGCCGCACAGGCGCTGCTCAACGCGGTCCTGGCAGCGAACCCGATCATGCTGGTCATCACGCTTATTGCCGCGCTCGTGGCCGGACTCACCTACTTCTTCGCCTGCACCAACACCGGCAAGGCCGTCTGGGCGAGCTTCACGAGTTACCTTTCCAGCTGCGTACAGGGCATCATCGGCTTCTTCTCCGGTCTCGGCTCCACCATCGTCAACATCTTCAACTCGGCCGCGAACGGTGCCAGGAACGCGTGGAACGGCGTAGTCGGCTGGTTCCGCGGACTACCAGGCTCCATCGCCGGGTTCTTCGGCAACGCCGGCAGCATCCTGTACAACGCCGGAGCGAGCATCATCAGCGGTTTCCTCAACGGCCTTAAATCGATGTGGAGCAACGTGACCGGCTGGATCAGCGGCATCGGCGACTGGATCAAGGCTCACAAGGGCCCGGTCAGCTACGACCGGAGGTTGCTCATCCCCGCCGGCCAGGCCATCATGACCGGTTTCGCCCAGGGCCTCACGACCGGTTTCGACTCCGAAGTCGAAACCGCCATCGGCCGCGCCAACCGCAGACTTGCGGCCATGCCCCTCAACCTCTCCGCCCAGGGCCACGCGGCCACGCCAGCCGTGGTCAACACCTGGAACGTGGAGATCAACGGCGAGGTCATCGACAAGGACGGCACCGCCAAGGCCATCAAACGGCTCCTGGCCGACTACGACGCAAGGAGGTCATGATGCAGCAGTGCTTCATGTTCATCGACACCGGCAACGGCAACGGCTGGACACCGGTGAATGACTCCGCCAAGGACGTCGCGGCCCTGGACTCGTTCACCGTTGACTGGGGTAGCGACGGCATCGACGAACAGCCCGAGCCGGCCGTCATGTCGTTCACCCTCCGCGACCGCACCGGACGGCTCGCAGGCCAGGCATTGACATTGGCCGGCATGAAAGTGGTCGTCCAGTTCTCCAACCAGCCGCGATGGATGGACCTCAGCCCGACGCTCGGCCGATGGTCAGACCTCCGCATCCCACTCGCAACGCTCCACAAGACCTACTCTCCGGATTCTCCGGACTCTCCGGATTCTCCGGCCACGACCATTTTCGCCGGCACCGTCTCCACCGGAGGCAACGTCGAACCCTCCGGCGACGCATGGCTTATCAGCCTCTCCGCGACCTCGCTCATGGCCGTCTGGAAGCGGCTCCAATCACAAGGGCCGACCGACGCAGGCTCGAAATGGAACGGCGCGCACTGGATCGGCACGCCGGCCGACCGCCTGAAGGAGCTGAACCGCCGCGCGGCAGCGCAAGGCGCGCCGGAAGCCCACCTCGACGGATTGCCCCTCCCGTCATCCGTCGCCCCATACACCGCCTCGGAACATCCATCACAACTCGACCTCCTGCACCGCCTAGCCGCCGGGCCAGGACTTCCGCAATGGCATGAGACCTACAGCGGAGCGACATCAAGCCTGCATCCGCTTTGCCTGACCGACCAGATCGCCGTGCACCTCACCACCGACGGCAAGCTCTCCGTCCTCACCAATGGAGAGACACGCAAGGCCCTCGATGCAGGCGACATCATCGCATCGACGTCACTGACCATCACCGAGCCGATCACGCAGGTCATTATCAATGCGAAACGTGTCAAATCGGACAACGGCAAACTCTCTTTCGACGACGTGGAGATCACGATGGGAGACCAGAACCGGCTCCCGCCGCAATTGACCGTGACCCAAAAAAGCCTCACCGTCGATTCCGACATGCTCGCCGTGGACGACTCGGGCGGCGTCTGGAACAGCGGCCCGGTCTCGACGGTCAGCGACACGGACCGGACGAACATCGCCGAATGGCTTGAGACCCACGACCTGCGCATGGTCCCCAAAACCGTGACCTTCGACAGCCGCCGAATCGACCCAGCACGATTCCCGTGGGCTTACGTCGCGTCTCCCTCCGGTGCTTTCCTCATTGCCAAGGCCAAGGCATCCATCCTGGTAGGCTCCGACGGCCGGCCTGCATTCACGGGACCGGCGATGACCATCGGCGGCACGCTCCGATACCGGTGGTCCGCCGGCACACCGACCCTCACCCAGGAAGCGACGATCACCCCGCTCCGTCCATTGCTCGCACGTCAACCGACATGGAGCGACCTCGCCAAATCAACACTCGAATGGCGGCAGATCGACATGCACATTTGCGACCTCTCGATGATCCAAACAATCGACTGACAGAAAGGACCATAATGACCGCAACAACACCAATCTACGGCCTCTCGTATCCAGAAGGCACCGACCTTGTGTCATCCGCGCCGGACTCCTTCAAGGCCATGGCCGACACCTTCGAGACCGCGCTGGATACCGTCGATAGACGCTCCACGCCGGAAGGCGCGACACCGGTCATCGCGACCACCCTCGAAAACCTCAAGACGCAAAAAGCGACCATTGGCCAAATCGGCTTCGTCACCTCGGACGGCGACAACACCGGCCCGTACATCTGGGACGGGACCAGCTGGCATCACGCACACTGGTACACCGCCGATGACAAAGCCAAAACAACGCTCGTCAACAAATCAGGCTGGAAATGCGAATACATGATAAAACATGGATTCGTTTACGTCACGGTCAATCTCTCAGACAGTGGCACCAAAGGATGGAGCGAAAGCCAAATGCCAGGCACGCTCCCCGAGGAAGCACGACCGCCGCTCGAAATGAATTTCGCACCGATGTGCTCCAACAACACCTCAATCGGTGTATTCATCGTCAAACCCACCGGAGTCATCGTCTACAGCCGTCGCGGCGGCGGGCAAATCTCCGACAATCGTTATGCAACCATGATGTGGCCGGCCGCATGACGGATCTCGTCATCGCCATCGTCGGCGCTATCGGCGCGGTAGTCGGCGCACTGGTCTCCACCCTCTCGGCCGCCGCGAAGAACAAGATGGAAGCCTACAGGCTCGCACAGAAGATGCAGGCCGACAACCAACGCCTCTGGCAATATAACCGGCAACTCATCGACCACATCTACCGTCGCGCCCCACCACCACCGCCGGAACCACCTGAAGACCTTTTCAACGACTAAAAGGGAGTCAACATGAGCGACATCATCTGGAAAGGAAGCCCGAACCACTACGTGGGCCGCAACGGCTACGGCGTCACCCACATCACTTTGCACATCATGGTCGGATACCTCGCCGGCACAGATGCCACGTTCGCCAGCCAGTCAAGCCGTGCCTCGGCCCACTACGGCATCGGCGCGACCGGAGAGATCCACCAATACGTGTCGGAACTCGACGGCAGCTATTCCGACGCGAACTGGGCATCTAACAATTCGACCATCAGCATCGAGCATGAGGGAGGAATGGCAAACGGTGCGGTCTGCACCCAGGAGTGCATCGACGCAAGCGCGCGCCTCTGCGCCGACATCGCGCGCAGGTACGGGTGGACGAAACTGTGGCACGACGGGCTGAAAGGCAACGTATGGCTACACCGGGAGATCCCAGGCACAGACCACCTCTCATGCCCCGACCTCGCGCCCAACGGCCTGCCATACAAGCAGATCATCGACAAAGCAAATCAGATACTCGAAGGAGGCTCCATGTCAAACGCAGGAGACGACGTATGGAACTGGGCCTACAAGCCCAACGGGAAGAACGCAACACCGGGCGGCAACATGTACAACCTGCTCGCCTACGAGCTGCCGCAGCGTGTCCGTGACAGCATCATGCAATACAGCTACAAGGGATCGGCACCGGGCGGCAACATCTACAACACAATCTGCTTCGAGATTCCGAACCGCATCGACAAACTCACCAAAACCATCGAGACGCAGCAGCAGCAGATCAGCGAATTGTCCGAAAAAATCAGCAAGCTGGAAGGAACCACGAAATGACCGACACGACGGAAAACCGACTACCAGCGACCAGCACAACGGAAGTAACCGTGATGCCGGTCTCCGCGCAGATCATGGCCGTCACCGATGACGACGCCGAGGCATCGACGCCGAGAATCGACGGCGGCACAATATCCAGATTCCTCGTGCTGCTCCTTGCGCTTGTCAACCAGGCACTGACCATGTTCGGCCATCCGGTGCTCAACATCGATGACACGACCATCACGCAGCTCGTAAGCCTCGCATGGACAGCCGGCAGCGCCATCTGGTGCTACTGGAAGGACAACGACGTGACGAAGGCGGCTCGCACCAAGAAAGCACGGCTCTCGGCACGTCACGCGGCCTAAACGTCAAGTCTGACGGCCGCCGTTGCCTCTCGTAGACGGCCGTCGGGCATGGCCACGTAATGCTCCGTGGTCTCCACAGACTCATGGCCTAGAAGTTCCGCGACCACGAACAGGTCGTGTGTGGCGGCGTATGCCGTGGTGGCGAACCGGTGGCGCAACGTGTGCGCGGCGTACCCGTCAGGCAACAGGCGGCTGATATGGTCACCGATATAGGACTCCTCCACGTGGCCGCCGAACCGGCCAGGGAACAGGTAGCCACGCGCGTCCATGATGATGCCGGCCAAATCATCCGGCAACGGCACTATGCGCTGCTTGTCGCCTTTGCCGCGCACGATCAATGACCGGCCGGCGCTATCGGCCACCACGTCATCGCTGTGGACCCGCGCAATCTCGCCACGCCGCAGTCCGCACTCCGCGCCCAACCGGATCATGAGTCTTTCCGACGACGTGGCCATCTCCATCGCCACAGCAATATAATGGTCCGGGCATGGTCTGGGATGCGCGTGCGGCTTCTTCACCCTTGGCACGTCCAGACTCGGATCATCCGACCGTCTGCCGCTTTTATGCAGCCATCGGAAAAACGACGATATGGTGTTCCGGTACGCCTTGCGCGTCTCGGGTTTCCATTGCTGCCGTGCGAACGCCTGCACAATCTGCTCCGTGGTCACGTCTTCGGGACCTGATGGCATGAGCAGTGCCGCGAGATGCACCATCTTGTATCGACGGCTTTTGATTGTCTGTGCTGATAGGCCGGCCGCCTTAAGGGTGTCAGTCCACCCTTCGATGCTTCTGCGCCATGGGACCGGTGCGCTGATCTTGTTTCTCATGATCCATCATGAGCATCCTGATCTTCACGCGGCTAAACTGAGCTTGGATAAGCTCAGAAGCCCCATGGATTTGAACCTTGGACCTCTGGTATCCCCAGAGGTCCAAGGTTCAAATCCATGCCC